TTAAACTAAATCTTCACCGAAGAATAAAGCGATTTCGCGCTCTGCAGAAGCAAGAGAGTCAGAACCGTGGATGATGTTGTGAGAAACAGTTGTTGCATAGTCACCACGGATTGTACCTGGGAAGCTACCAAGAAAATAGATTTTAACTATTATCCCTGAAATCACTAATATCATGGGTTCTCTGAAATAAACGAAAAAAACTAATTAGAACTAAGTTATTTACCTTCTATTTTCGATTATAAATGAATTGGAAAAGGAAGGCAAACAAAAAAGAGATTCACCAACTGTTGCTCATATCGAAACCAATTCAAACTTACATACATCACTTGGTTCAACATCTAAGTCATCTGTTGTCCTAACTATAGGATTCGAAATCATAGTTTCACTATTTGTTAGTGAATATGCTAGGAATTGTAATAGTCGCTTTAATAGATTTTCAAACTTTTCTTCATTAGATAATTTAGAATTTGTATCAAAGATAAAGTCAATAAATTTCACTCTATACTTTATTATATATAGGCAATTCGTGTTATACTCCTGAATAGCTTCCTTTAATCCCAAGACTTCTAATATATTTTGTACAATTTCAGGCGATTTACTTAAATGAACAACATTAGATTGATTTACTATATTATGATTGAATAAAAAACCATTGATACAATTATCTGAATTATAGAACAAATTTCCCTCTAAGCGATTCGCAACCAATCTAGCAACATTCCTATGCTCAGTATTATAAAAATTTTCCCAATCCACTTGTTGTCCTTTAAAGATACATTTTAGTTTAGTACCTTGTTTTTCAAAAATAATATCATGGTTTTCAAAGAAACACTTAATTTCTGTTTCACTCAGTAGCGCACTATGAAGATTGTACAGCTTTTCGTTTCCTTCAATCGGGTTAATTCTCTTACTCAGATGAAAAGAAGTAACATATAAATCTTCTATGTAACTTTTCAAGTCCTCTAGCTTATCCGCTGATTTTACTAACTGATAAAAACCATCTAACGAAATATCTTCATGATTAGATTTTAAAAATTCAAAATGTTCATCTGTCATATAAAGTATTTTTAAGTCTGTCTCACTTATTTTGAAAATGTTACACAACGACCTTACAATTGTTTCTGCGCTTTCAGTATCAATAACAATCACTATATTCCCCCTAGAGTATAAGTTTACTTCACAGCAAGTAAACCACATTATACCATTTTTAAGTGCGTGTGAAAAATGACATGGTATAGTACAAAAAACACACACAGGGGTATCATCAATGACCCATTAAATAGGAAGTAACACATCTTCTGATTGCACCTTTAGCTCAATCAGACCTGCTTTCACAATCTCAGCATTAATAACCTTATATGACCTTCCATAGAGCTTTATTGTTTCGTTCACTTGGAAACTCTTTCGATTCTTGGTGTTGTCTTGTACATTGATAACAAGCGTCTTAGTAGCTGTTACAATTTGTTCTTCGTCAACTGTCATTTCCTTATAGCTAATAACAGCAGGCTCTTGACGGTCTACAACAGTTTCCGTCTTATAGATAGGTCTACCCATTGCGTCAGTACCCACTTTGATTTTAACTGTGATGGTCGGCTCTAGGACATAGTTGCAATACTGTACTAAAGCTTTGTATTTAAACCTTCTATAAGCTACTACATCAGTCATTACAAGGTAGTACCTACTATTAATACTGATATAGTCACCACGCTTAAACTCACTCAAGGAATGGAAATGAAAGGTGCTGTCAGGCGTTAGCATTGCATTGGTTACAAAGCCATCTACTGCGCTTGGTGTGTCTGTCAGTTCATTCATCATATAAGGCTGAACAAGCCCTGAGAGCGTTTCTGTGAGCGTCTGAGCATCAAATAAATTCATCTTATCCACTCCTAAATATACAAAATGAAAATCTCAGAATTATTATTTTCAGTTTTCATTTTCCTTACTTTATTTGTTAATTGGTCAATACGCTTCATGAGGTTCTCATGGAACTCGCTGACCGTCATATCATCAATTTTGATTGACTTCATCATATTCGGATTGTTAGCTACTGATTCAAGCATACTAAGAGCAGTAGCATAGATTGCTTTTTTATCTGTCATAGACTGCGGATTGTACTCAGCATGAGCTTCAAGACCGTTTTCAGCAAGATACACCATCAACTCATTCTGCTCAAGGTTAATTCCTTTTGTTTCCAACTGCAAGCGTTGTAAATTGTTCATTTTTAGTTATCACTCCAATTAATTTGTTTTGTATAAATATTCATTTTTAACTTCCGATAAGCTGAATTATGTAAACTACAAGTAGTCACAAATAGTTGATATATCAACATTCTTCGATTTTATCAAAAATCACTATTATACATTTTCTATACATCTTTGATATATCAAGGTTTCTTCCGTCTACATATCTGTAAGGCTATTGAAAATCTTGCATAAAAAACAGCGATTTTATACATTAATATTTTTGTTGATTTTCCTCATTTGCCAACTGTAATAGTCTTTCCTTCACACCTCTAGGCAATGGTACACCAATCCTAGCTAGGTTCTCAGTAATAGACAACCCTTCCATGCCGATATAGAAGTAAATAGCCATTGTCCTAAACACAGGCGCACCTGACGCTGTAAGTACATCTAATAGGTTCGCCAAGACTATCACAATCATAATAGTGGCTTTCTTCAAGAAGCCGACAAAAGCAATCTTTGAGGACAGACGCTTTTGCACAAGTGATACAATGACACCTGTAACAATATCAATAACCATAAACGCAACAAGAACAGTCAATGATACATGCCACCCACCAATAAGGAAGGATAATGATGTTCCTGTTAATGCTAGGATAGTGAATAAACTCATTTTCTCCATTGTTCATTCACCTCCAATACAACTGTTGTAACAGGCGTGAAAAATTGGATATAGTCACTCCAACCCTCCACACCTGAAAAACCACTAGTTTTCACCAAAAATAAAAAGCCTACGTTCAACCAAAATCCCTATGATTTCAGCAAACAATAGACTTATCTTTTATCCCTATGTTATCCATCTTTACGATACCTTTTCTATATCATCACTAGAGCCACCAAAATTACTGTGTTCTACCTGCTCAAATGGTTTCACATCTTGTATGCGATTCATCTCAAGCGTAACATCATTCACATATGGCGACTGCTCAAGGATTGTTTCAACGCTTAAAGCACCCATTGCATGTTGCTTACTCATGTTGTCAATAATCTCAGCATGGTTAGATGGTGTGTTGTATTGGAAGTTAAATTCAAGCGTCATAAAATCATCTTCTGAAATTTGAACATCTTTGTATCTCAACAGCTCACAGACCTTCTCCCAACGCTCATAGAAGCCCTGTTTCAAGTAAGTTTCATTTAGCCCTGCTTTTGTATCTGCTAGTGAGAACAACAGCTTAATACTAACCTCTGATAAATTGCTCACATCAGTTTTGTTCATTGATACAGCAGGAGTTGAACTTACATCTAATAAAGCCTGTTGTAGCGTCTTGTAGACTAATTCAAAAGACTTAGAATCTAATTGATTAGTCACCATTTTGAAGTCAGCACCATCATCAAGGTTTAAACCACCTCCAACAATGTCAGTAGGCAAGGAGTCTTTAAGTTGCTGACCAACTGCAACAGGAATAGGATTCATAAACTTGTACATTGAATCAACATACTTGGATAACACATCTTCCATATTATCTAAGATACCTGTGTAATCATCTAACTCTGAGCGCCCCTCTGTATCACTAAACTCATTGTCAGTCTTGTATAGGACAGGTAAGCCACTTAGGTTAGCATACTGAGCAGCGAGTTTTAACTCACCACCTTCATTTGACCATTCCTGCCCTAGTTTGTCAGTATAAATTGTGTAATAAGCAATTCCATCAAAGACATAATGCTCAATAAAGGCAATCATTTCCCCATGATGATTGAACACAGGTGTCCCATCCTCTGCATCAATAATCTTTGAATCAATTCTCCCTTTAGCATTAATAAAAAGGTATTCAGCCACTTGACCAAACTTAATCAGCTTGCTAAGTATAATAACATTTTTATCATCAAAGCGACCTAGCTTATTGACCTTCAAGAACTGCTCAATCATCTTCTCAGCACCTATGATATTGACACTGTTCTTCAACAGGTACTGCGTTTGGAAGTTCAAAATAGTCTTAGCCATCTGAATCACAATTTTGCGTGGCTCAATGACCTGACCATTGTACTTAAATGAATCACGCTGTAGTATTTTGTGCTGACCATCTAAATACTTTTTCTTACTAAACACATCTTGCAAACGCTCTTGGTTGTCATAAGAGTTCACCTCCTCTAAGAACCAATGAGGGTTGCTTTTGTGTTTAACCTGTAAATATCTATCTAAATTCATTTTCTGCTTCCTTTCCTAATTTTAGAATAAAAAAAGTCACACTCTTATCAGAGCGTGACTGTAACCACAAATTATTACTAGGAATCTCTTTGTACCAATTCCTTAAATGTCATATTCATTTCTTCTTCAGTTAAATCTTCAATAAAATCTTTATATTTTTCACTCTTCTTCAACATTTCATCTCGTTCTAAAGACCGTTGATTAGAAGATGAGAATTTAACAGATACAATTTGTTTCCATATATCAAGAGATAAACGTAATTCTAATAAGTATTTAGGGCTAGTTAATTCTTCAATTTTTTTCTCTGATATTTCTTTTATAGTAGGATTATCTAATGATGATAGGTGTAAAGAAATTGCATCACCATGATTCGTTAAATTATGTTCAAGAATTTCAGTTGTTGCATAAACTAAAGATTTAATAAGAAAACTTTCTTTAATTTTTGTTTCTGACAAGATATTTTCAATATGTGTTTTAAAATCCACAATTCTATTAACTTCTTGGTTCGGTTTTAACCCTAGTCCAACATTAAAACCAAGAAGTAAAACAAATGTATCCATATCCAAATAGAATCCTTCTGTTTTTTCTTTAAATTCCTCTAAACTTTCAATATACAAATCTAACCATTTCATAACTATCCCTCCTATACTTATATATTACAATAAAAAGTAATTATCTACCACAAGAAGACCAAATTCATACATACCATTTATTTATTTTCATACCTTGAATTGCTAATGCTGTTGAAATCACGCTATCATCATGGTGCAAGTCACTATTCCCTCGCTTATTACCTAAGCGACCATTTGTTTCAACAAACATTTGCATTTGCTGTAAGGTAGTCTTACATTCGATATTCACAAGCCCTAGCTCAAACTGCTCTTTCATATCGCTTATCATAATCGCCTTTGTTTTCTCAGATGTAATGAAACCAATTTGTAGCTTCTTCTTTCCTCGTTCATCAAAGGTTTTCATCTTATACATATTGAGATAGCCACGCTCTTTGCGTAGGCGCTCAATGACAGGTAAACCATATGAGTTGCGTTCTACTGTCAAAAAAGCATAGTTATAAAAAATACCCAAGTCATAAATGACCTGAGCAAATTCATAGACTGCTATTTTATTATGGTAGAAGCTCATTACTTGTTGCCCTTCTGAATCAAATACAGTAATTGTTGAGTAGTCATTACCTGAGCCACTTGCTGTATCGACACCAAAGTAATATTTTTTTGAACGCTCAGGCAATTCGAAAAGGTCTAAGCCCTTACCGATGTATTTTCGAACGCTCTCAGGTACTTCTGACAGCACCTCATTTTTAGATAATGGCTCAATTGAATAAGAAAGCCTAGTTAATACCTTGTTTTGGTCAAATACACTTTTCCCTGTGCTAATAAAGGATTCTAACGCATTAGAAGGATATTCTTGCATGAACTGTTGTTCATTCTCCATGTCTTGAATTTTCCATCTTCGCCACATAAGTTGTCTTAAAGTTGCCCCTGCTCTATGTAGAACTGATTCATCTTCTTCTAAATCATCAGAAACAAGTCTCTTGCCACCATTGGTAGCTTTGTACCAACGCTCAGCTTCATCATAGTCATGGGCGAATTGTTTTTTGTATAGCTTGTGATAGAAGGGAATGAAGTAAGGAACATACTTAGACTTATTCTTGAGGGCTTGCATATACAAGCGATAGAAGTGGTTACTTGTACCATTTGAGGTTGTTTCAATTGTTAATTGGCTCTCAGCTCCTTTTGCAAGGGATTGTTCAACTGAGAGTAGTTGCGTTTCCTGTGAAGCATAGAAAGCAAACTCAGATAAATGGACATAAGTATACGTTGAACCACGCCCAATATCTTTGTTCCCCGCTGTCACAGAACTGATTCTTGAGCCATTAGTGAATAATAACTCACTTCTGTTATCCCTGCGAACATTTGGAAACACATGAGGGAATTTATCTCTTGGAACAGCATCATTCATTTGCTTCAACTTTTCAAAGAGTGCTTTTGCTGAATCACCCTTATAACTCACAATCAAGATATTTTCATTAGGCTTGGTTAATGCTCGCCACAATGCCCTAGCAAGAACAAACGTGCTTATACCTGCTTGTCGAGCTTTACCAATGACTACAAAGCGATTTTCTAGCATAAGATTTTCAATTTCTTGCTGTGCTTCATTGATTTCAAACTTTATGACTTGATTCTCGTTGTCAGTAATAAAAATAAAGTTCTTAGCGAATAATGGAAACTCACTAAGAACTTTGGTCAGTTTATTAACTTTAGTTACCATTTTTAAGACAGCTCCAATTCATCATAAGCACCATCGTTTTCTATTGGCTCATAGACTTTAGTTGTCTTAGCTTCCTTGTTAAATGCTCTCACCTGCTTTTGAAGGTCTAGTAATAGCTTAATAGACTTTTCATCACCTTCAATGGCTCTCTCTGCTGTAACTTGATAAATCTGCTCTAAATCATTCGCCATGCGTGATTCAAGATACAAATTAGTCAACATCAGATACTCAGAAGATTTCTCCCACTTCTTCATGTGGTTCAATGTTTTCACATCTAATTTTTGACACAGTTCTTCTTCCGAAAGTTCTTCTGTTCGATTGATATATAAGTCAAACTTCCATTTGAAGTATTCCCTTTTCTTGTATGGAACTGCTTCAAGTGCTTTGTAAATATCCATAAATATCATTCCTTTCTTTTGATGGGATTTAGCTGTTATATCCATCTCTACATTCAATAGCAAGTTTTGCTAGTTCAATGCATCTATCAACCACTTTATACTCTTCATATGTTTCTTTATCCACTAAGGGTTTTTGCTTTTTCAGTTTATTAATGCGATTCTCCCCTGCTCTAAGAACTCTTTTCTCAAAGTCAGTTAAGCCTACTTTTCTTTTTTGTTTTCGTAAGTCTAAAACAGCAATATAATCCTGTTCATTAGGGAACACATCTTCACCGTTTTCATCTTTAAATGTGTTGAATCGCTTTTCTGTTTCTTTTAGTTCTTCTACAGTAAAATGCTCTAGGTTAGTTACTTCCTCTATTTCCTTTTCACCATGTTTCTTTCTAAATGAATGATGTGTGATTTCATCATCTTCAAAAGGTGTTGTTCTGTATTGATTAGTGTTTTGTTTACCTGTGTCATTGTAATCACCGATATTTTTGTGAATCAGACCTACTTCAACAGCTTCATTGACTACTTTAAATGCTGTCGATTCTGAGCATTTTAAAATATTTGCCCAACGTGACTTAGAGCAACCAAATATGCCATCACCACTGTTAGCCCACTTAAAAACAGCTAGGTAAACATGCAAATGGCGAATATCTTTGATTCCATCAAACACCTCAAAATCAAGTTGAGTGAAATACTCAGTGTCAAATTTTGATAGCTCAACTAATAAAGTATCATTTGCTTTGAAAGCATCTGTAAGCTCACCATCTGCATTTGTAAATCTAATAACTTTTTTATCTCTTAGTGAGATAAGCGTATTCTTAATGGCTTGTACCCCTCGCTTTTGGCTACTTGCTAACTTGATATGCCCCATATCATGGATAGTCGATGGTGTTGTAAATATTTGACCTCTCAGGTTTCTGCTCATTGATAGCAACGAGTAAACATATAATTCCTCAGATGTAAGGTGAAACTCAGTTCTTTCATCTATCATTTGATTGTTAATTTGAATATAAGTAAATTTTTCCATTGTTAAAAACTCCTGTGTGATTGTATTTTTGTAATAAAAAGGAAGTCACCCTCTAGGCAACTCCCTAATTGATTTCCTTGTATTTGTCTAAAGCTCGCTGTAGTTCATCAGTTTTTTGATAGACTGTATAAATGGCATTATCCTTAATGCTTTTAGCCTTAATGATGTATGAAATGCCTTCTTCTTTTAGAAATATTGATAACTTCTTTGTAAAGCAAAAGAAGAAATCTTGCTCAGTTAACTGTTTCATCTGTAACGCTCCTGTTCTACTCCATTGAGCATTTAGTTGTTCAAGATATATTCTTTGTACATCTTCACTTTGCTTGAATCCATTGCTACTTTGTTATTTTCGTGACGTGATAGCAAAGCGATTGAGCAATCAATGTGCTTAGCAATATCAGATAGCTTAATTCGCTTTTGTCTACGCATTAAAAATAGCTCTATTTGTGTCATGGTCTTACTTCCTTTCTTCTAGTAATAAATTTGCATGATATGAATTGAAAAAAGCACTCCCATTACAGAGAGTGCCTAAAGGTATTATTCGCCCTGAGTTAATACTGCAACTGCTTTCTTTGAACCAACTTTTAATGTAGCTTCTGCAACCACTTGACCCTTCACTGAGTCACCTGTTTTTGCAAGTGGCTCAAAGTGTGGCTCACGCAAGTATGCTAAATCAACATAAGCGTCATTAAAGAACACCACTTTGTCAGCAGGAACATGTTTAGATAAAACAAATTTCACTGAACCATAGTTAGTATTGATTTCATCAACTAGCAATCCAAAAGAAGTTGTTACATGATTGTATGAGTAATTATCCTTATAGATAGCGTCAATTTTTTCTTTAATATCAGCATTTACAAAGGCATAAACCTGACCTTCTGCTAAATTCTGATTCCAAAGGTTACGCATAACTTGTTTAATTGCTTTTTCATCAATTGGAGCTGTTACAGCATTAGTAGCGTCAGCCATTTCAATTAGACCTGATAATTGACGCTTGAAAGGCGCTTTTGAACCATCTGCTTTAAGACCATTGATGAATTTCTTTTCCATGTTTACTTTTAGCTCTAACAATCGGTCAGCAACCTCTGCTGAGAACTGAGTTGATTGCATTGCTTCTGCTGTACCTGATACCTGAACACCCTTCTTGAAAATCTCAAGGATGTTACTTAGCTCTGCTCTAGCGCTCTCATAGAAAACTGTGGTGTCCGCACCCTCTACTGCTGAAATATCTTCATCATTTGAAAGTGATTTTTCTCTCCATGTGTACACAGTACTAAGCGCTTTTTCAATATTACCTTTTGCCATAAGTAATGATGTAAATGGCGTTGCCTGAACTCCAATTACTGCAATCTCATTTGCTAATGAAATGCGTTCTGATTCTGTGAATGATTGTGAATTAAACATTAATAAATTCCTTCTTCCTGTTATTTTGTTTTACTTAAATAATTTTGCGAACTTGCTTGCAATCATGCCTTTAGCGTCACCATTTTGCTTGTGAGCTGTATAATCATCTTGCTTAGCAACTTCTTTTGGCTTGAAGCCCATATCTAACTTGATTTCAGCGATTAATTGCTGAATCATTTCAATTTGCTTTTCAATGTTTTCTGTAGGTGAATACGTTGTTGCAAAGTCTTTGGCAAAACCTAAGCCCTCTTGCTCAAGTCGGAACTTCAAAGTATCCTCTTTAAGTTGTTGTTTTTCAATCTCAAGTTGCTTGGCTTGGTCTTGGATAGCGTCATAGTCAACCGCTTGCTCCTCTGTCTGTTCAACAGGTGCTTCAACTACCTCTGCTACCATTTCAACTGATTCTTCTGTTTGTAAGTTTTCCATTAATAATCCTCCTTCTGATATGAATTTTTCCGTATTTTCACGAATAAAAAAGCTAATAAGCAAATGCTCATGGCTTGATTTTCCACCAACCTATTTAAGACCTGAGAACGCTCTGTACGGTGTTCTAATTGAGCCACTCATAAATCTTCACCCGAACCATCAAGATGGCTCACAGGTGCTACTCAAGCTTTCCAAGTGGTGTCCTGAGCGCTCCACATTCAATAGATGTAATGAACATACTCAGTTAAAGATTTGAATAAAACTCAATAAAAAAAGGACTACAATAAAGTAGCCCTCAAACAATGGCGATAATTACGTTCAGTAGTTATCATTTTTTGGATTATCTTATGGAAATTATGCTAAGGCTCTAGTAAAACCTGAGCATAAGTAAAACTTTCATTTTATTAAATAACCCTCTCATTCTTTAAGGCGGTGGGAAGTCACTTTTGTAATACTTTTTTGTACAAGCCCTTTATCGACATGCTTTACAGATAGATAATAGTCCATCTTTTGCTGATTTATTGTCGCTATAAAACTCGTCAGTAGCAGGCAAGTGTTCACCGCACTTAGTACATTGTTTTGTTTTTAGTCCTAGTGTGCTTGTGTAGATTACTCTACGCCATTGTCTCTCAGTAAAGAAAAGAATCCCTCATTCTTTAAGGCGGTGGGAAGTCACTTTTGTAATACTTTTTTCCGCACAATTAAAAAACACCTGCAAAATAGGTGCTTTCACTACTTCCTCCAAAAGAAGGGTATTAATTAAGTCACCCGCATAACGAAGGTCACAACCTTCACACACGACCTGAGAGCCATCTAAGCAACCAAGTATCCATCTTGCTATATCTCGAATCGTCTGAGGGCTATTCTGAGAAGGTAGGCAAGAGAAAAAAGCACACCACGAAATTTCGATGTGCTTTTATAATAACTAATCCTCTTCACTAGAATCAGATTCGCTATTATGCTCTAACAATGTATCTCTGTATAATTCTAATAGACCTTTTACACTTTCTAAATTCGGTAAAAGAACAGGTGCTTCATTAGAATCTTCATTATTATTTTCAATTTGACGTTCTATATGTACCTCAGTTCCTTTAAGCATTAAGTTCGCCATTCTTTCAAAAGCCATTTGATGCAATTCAAAATTCTCAGGTGTTTGTGGTACGTCAGAAGTATTCATTACACTACGAACATACTCCTGTCTTATCATTTTTTGTTGCATATTCATATTTTCCAAAATTAATTGCTTAGTCTCCGCATCAAAATTCACTTCATTTTCTCTGCGTTTATCCTCTAAAACTATCTTTACATACTTGATAGCATTTGCTAAAAATAAACCGAATATCTTGAAGTCCACTAAACTATCTAATGCAACTTGATACCATTCTGAACCTTTATCAAATCCGACTAACTTGGCTTTTTTATTATCTGTAAGAACTATTGAGAAAATCTGATTCAAATGTTTTGTAAACTCTGCTACATCATCAAATAACTCAAAAGAAGGTAGTTTAATCGCATAAACAAAATTATATTTTTCGTTTCTATTATCTTCCACAATTCTTACTGTATCTATAAGTATTGAAAACTTAGCAAGTATTTTCTCTAAAGTTATTTTAAGTTCATTAAATCTATGAGTATCTTTGCTAGCAATAAAATAACTTAGTTCGCCTATTTCTTTTTTAAGGCTTTTTTCAAAAGGACTTTTTTGCATAGTTTTAATCAATACTTCTACTTGAGAAACAGAATCATAATAAAAGTTTTCCCAATCTATATCACTAAAAAAATTCATATCCTCTTCTGCTTTTTGTACTTTAACTGAAAGCGTATTATTTATACGACTTGCATCTGCAAAAATATCATCTACCCAATATTCAATTTCCTTAATTCTCATTAAAAACATCCTCCTTATTACTATGTCAATCATACCAAAAAGTTGGATGGTATTATCTGATAAATTTATGATATTAAGAAACCATATATCAAATGACTGTTTTGACACTACTTCCTTTGAGGAAGGTGTATCTATTCCACCTAGTAGATTCTTAGATTCAATTCATGAAAGCAGACTAGGGCGTCAGCCCGTCCATAGTTTTTTTCTTTATCCCTATTTATTTCTTTAATATGTTTCTTTCTTTAAACTTGTCAGAATGTGTTCCAACTCAGCTCACATTTTAGACCACCTTATCTAAAAACTGTCCCAAATTGGGACACATTTTAGACCCACCCTAGTGTAAAATCTGTTCCAAAATGGTACACACTTTATATAGACAATTTTAATCACTAATAAACTAATATTATTTACGCCCTAAGTGGATTTAATGCTTGACAATCATTCACGTCCTACCAAACATGAAGCCGAGTGAGTAGCAACGGCTCGGTGAAAAAGTGCCTGCCTTGTTCTCAAGAAATCTATAAATAGACTACAAGGAACAAGACAGACACCTCTCATAGTTTCATGAATCCTCGTTCGTAGAATCCGTATCGTATGCCCTGTTTAAGCGTGAACTCTCGTTCGGTATATCTACTATCTACTTCTGCCCCCAATAGTTCTCACAATCTGTACAATCGCTTTCTGCTATGCCACTAATCCTTATCCTACTGCATGAGGAAATCACGAAACTTTTGTGATGTTTGATAATACCCTGTGTAGCCGTAACCACTCAGACCTTCCACTCCTGACCTTTAACGGTAGTCACCACCATTCGCACCCAAAGCGAAACAAGGAACGCTTACATAGAGTGCTAACGATAATTATTACATCGGCTATCGTACAAACCTGTCAAGTTTAGTTTGAGAACGTGTTACTAGGCTTCCACGTTCGACTACCAAAAATAAACGCACTTAAATAAGCCTAGACGTTGAATTTTTTTTGAATAGGCTGTACAATAGCGTTACATTGGTGTGTATGCTATCGCTTTGCGGTAGTCATATTCAGTTAAAAGTCGTTAGTGTTCCCGCACTAATGGCTTTTTCTATGCAATCATTTTCTATTGCAACCTCTCACATCATCATTCAGATAACGTGAGAACGCTCTAAGCCTAATGCCTGTTTATACTCGCTTAGTCGAGTTTTCTATATAAGCTTTTCATCCTGTTCTTCATGTACATCAATCTTGACTGCTTCAACAATCTCAAAGCTTTCCACATCATTTAAGACCACCGTCTGACCATCTTTAGTTGTAATTACAATGCTGTCAACATTCCCCTGCGCTGTTGCAAACTCGTTGAACCCTTCAAAAGTCTGTGGTACTGAAAAAATAATTTTGTAGTCTATCATTGTCTTCTACTCCTTTTGTTTTCATCATTTGTGGTAACTAATCTACTAATCCTCGATTTAGTCAAAGTACGTCAGCATAGCTTGTACATCTTCGTTTATCCTCCCTTATAAAAAGTCACGTAAGTTTTTTGCTACTGTACCAATATCTAATCCCAAATATTTTGAGGTTGTTGATAAATCTGAGTGAGCTAAGGCATGAGATACTAAGTTTATATCTGCCCCACGTTTCACCAAATTTTGGGCATACAACCTTCGAATGGAATGAGGATTAACGTTCTTTAAATTCCACTTTTTACTGTACACCCATAAATTTTTTGCAATTAAATTTGACGGTGAAACTGTATTTGAAATTGGTACGCCTATGTTTGAAAGAAAAATATAATCATTCTTTTCTCTATGTTCCTTCCTGACATAATCGTTTATTGAAATCAACTCTCTTAATAAAGTACACATTTCATCATCTAAAGGGAGAATCAATGGTCTATGCGCCTTCATTATCTCTCCTTGTAATTTCAAAAGCATATTATCAAAATCAATATTTTGCTCTCTCAACGCACCCAATGTTTTAATTCGAATACCTGTTTTGTATAAAAGTAAAATTGCTATACTATCACGTAATCCTGAATATGTTGATTTATCCAAAAGTGATAACAATACTGTTAACTCTTTTTCTGTAGCAGCTTCCTTAACGCTTGTATTTACTTTTATTTTGATGTTTTTCCAAAACTTCGAGTTATACCATCCGTTATCGTGACACTTGCTTAGAACGGCTTTAATTTGCTTTAAACGACCTTGTAGGGAAGTGTCCTTCACATTGTCGAAGCTTGATAAATATTGATAAATTTTTTCATTGTTGATTTCGTGGAGATATTCAACTTCGGTAACCTCAACAAAACGCTTAAAATTATAGTTATAACTATCAATTGTCCTTGGTCTTAATCCACTTAGTCGCCATTGTTGATTTAAAATTTTTAATGCATGTCCAATTTTTATATTTCTACTATCCATTTCATCAAAAGTATCAATTTTAACTATTGAGTTATCGGTTTTTTTTACCATTTCTTTCTTTGGTTCTTTTTCAGTTTTGATAGTCAATAAGCTTATATCAATGTTTGAGTTAACTTTATTGAATGATTTTGACAA